ACTACGGCACAAGTAACCCGACGTCGATGGGCTTGTGGGGACTGTACAACCGCAAATGGTATCGGGTGGCAGACAGCTACTACGACGGTAGGGAGCGAGGACCTAGAACCGACGAGGAGCACTATCAGGAGCTGGAACGATTGGTGAAAGAAAATATCCCATCGGCTCAGCCGTTTCAGGCAGTGCGCGCGGTGATTGTGGACCCGAGTGCTGCCAGCTTTATTCAGACAATCAAAAAATACGGCAGATTCCGCACAAGGGAAGCGAACAACGATGTGCTGGATGGAATCCGCAACACAGCCGCCGAGCTTAATGCCGGGCGGCTTTTGTTTTGTGATGGTTGCCACGACATCTTTGACGAATTTGGCGCTTATGTGTGGGACAGCAAGGCGAGTGACAAGGGCGAGGACAAGCCGGTCAAATCGTCCGACCATGCGATGGATGATATGCGGTATTTTGTCAACACCATCCTGTACAAGCAGGGCGGATTGAGAGTTGGAGGTGATGAAAATAGAGCTTAGCAAAGCAATCGAATACATCGACAAAGCTCAAGCCAAGCTGAGCGAGTGGCGCAGCAAGGTGGTTTTGGGCAACAGGTACTACAACAACGAGGACGACATTAAGCGCACCGGCGCAGCGGCAATCGACGCGGTCAATGGATATTTACAGGGTATTGGGCAAAACCCTCTGCGCTCGGCAGATAATCGCATTTCCACCAACTGGCATGAAATTCTGACCGTCCAGAAAAACGCCTATGTACTGACCTATCCGCCGGTGTTCACCATCGGCAAAGATAAGGAATTGTCCGAGGAGGTCAACGACACCTTGGGGGACGAGTACGCAAAGGTGCTCTCTCGGCTGGGAATCTATGCGACCAACGCAGGGACAGCCTGGCTGGAATACTGGGTGGACAGCGACGGTGTGTTTCGGATGGCAGCTCTGGAAGCGGACCAGTGCGCAGCTTTTTACAACCCGATGGACATTGGCAAGGAAACGATTGCCCTTGTGCGCGCATACAATCTGCAAAACGCAGACGGCAACGATGTGGTCCACTATGAGGTGTGGGATCAGCAGGAAGTTGTTTTTGTCAACGGTGAGACAATGGAGGAAGAGCCGGTCATTGTGGGCGGCAGGGAAGTTACCCGAATACCGAATGAATTTGGCGAAATCCCCTTTATCGAATTTGCAAACAACGAGCGCAAGGCAAGCGACCTGCTCAAGTACAAGGGATTAGTGGATGCCTACGACAAGGTCGTGTCTGGATTTATCAACGACCTGGACGACATTCAGGAGATTGTTTTGGTGCTCAAGGACCTGACCGGAGAATCGGAGGACAGCCTCTGGGTGCCGGTGCGTGATGCAGAAGGAAACGAGAAGCTGGACGCTGACGGTGACCCGCTGCTGGAGGAAGTAAAAAAACCGGTGAATCTGTTGCAGCAAATCAAGGCGCAGAAATATCTTACAGTGGACGGCACCGGCGGGGTAGATAAATTATCGCTGGAAATTCCGACCGAGGCGCGCGACGTTGCGCTGACCATGCTGCAAAAGCAAATCTATGTAGCGGGGATGGGCGTTGACCCGAACCCCGAGCGCACCGGACAGGCAACCGGCGCTTATGTGGACCATATGTACCATCTGTTAGAGCTGAAAGCAGGCTTGATGGAAACAGAGTTCCGCTCGTCGCTCAACCGGCTGGTGCGTGCAATCCTGCGCTATTTGGGCAGAGACACCAAGCAAAAAATCATCCAGTCGTGGACCCGAAACAAACCGAAGGATGCAAACGAAACGGTCAACCGCCTGGCAAGCACCCCGTCAGAAGTGATGTCCAACTACACCAAACGCCGCCTGCACCCGGACATCGACGACCCTGATCTGGAGGACACCTTAGTGCAACAGGAGGAAGCACAGCGGATGCAGAATCTGCTGGACCAGTTTGCCGACGAGCCAGAGGTGTAAAGAATGGACCATTATTGGGAGGAGCGGGCAAAACGCTCGGTAGAACGCTATGAACAGGCGGTTCGGCAGGCAATCCCGGAGATGCTGAAAGCCTTTTACAGCGCAGACAGGGTGGTTGTAGGGGTAAACTATCCGCCATTTCATGTCAACTGCCGCACAGTAGCGGTGCCACACTACCCGACGACCGACACCGCCCGGATGACAAGGGCAGCAAGGGACGCAGAGGACAACCCGATTACCGTTCCTGCCGACATGAAGTATGAGGAGTGGTATGAAACCTATATTGAAAAGTTGCCGGAAAGTGGTATAATAAAGCCAAACAAAGTAATAGAAGGTCATCAAGGGACACCAAAGAAGGCAGAGGCAGGCATGGTGATTGACCATATCGGAAAAACAGGAAGTGTTGATGTAAGGACTTTTTATGGACAAGATGGAATGAAGCAAAAGGATATTCATACAACAAATCATAACAATCCGGCACAACATCCTTATGGAACCAATGGTGAACATGCACATGACTATGAGTGGGACCCTTTCGGAAATTTGAAGAATAAAACATCAAGAGAACTGAGTGAAGAAGAAAGAAAGGAGAATACAGATATTTTATGACAAAGCAAATTTTAAAGCAAATTCTATCTGATTGTTGTAATGATGTTGTATTTTCCTATTGTGGGAAAAGTGCAGGAATTACATCAAGGGTGAATGACTTTATACCAACATTTCAAGCATGGTATGGGAGTGAGACAAAAGAATACAAGGATATAGAAACAGTAATGACTGATAGCTTTTTTCACGGAAAATCTTTGGAAGAGCTGATAGGTGAAGTTGATTTTGAGATTCTTTAGAGGCAGTTAATAAGATAAAAAGGGGATTCGAGGTGGAAGATTTCGTACCCGTCCACACGCCGATGGTTTGACAGGGGGTGACCCCGAGAGATATTCGCACATATAATGAACAAGAACAGGAAATTTTGTTTCCGAGAGAGTGTGAATTTGAGATTGTTAAGAGAAAGGGCAATAGGTTATGGCTGAAAGAAATCTAACATATGAGGAATGGAGCCGTCTGTCAGAAAAAGAAAAAGGGGAACGCTATCAAGAACTGTCAGAGCATGATAAGTTTAGAGTTAGAATTTCTATGTATCCTGGTGTTCGCCAGCGAAGATGTAATAGTTGTGTTCACTATTGGGGATTTGCTAAGTGCGCTGCGTTTCCAGATGGAACCACCAAAGAGCATCGCAATAAAGTGGATAAAGACCCCGAAACGCCTTGTGCAAACGGACTGAAATACAGGAAAAAGGAAATATCATGATAACCTTTAAAGAATTTCTGACTTTGTCGAAAGATGAACAAATAAAAATGTATGAACAACTGAACGATCACGATAAATTTCTTGCAAGAATGAGTGATTGGGCTCCAGGAGGAGTAATTGTTGCAAAAGAATCGACTGATCCCAAAGATATACAAAGGCAAGAAGAAATAATGAAACAGTTAGAAAAAGCGATTGAAGAAGGAAAAGTAAATCTGTTATAATCCTAAATTCAATAATCAAACCGTCCTTCATAGGGCGGTTTTTTTACACCCAAAAACAGAAAGGATGAAACAAATGGCATTTACAAGAGAGTTTGTCAGAACTGCCGCAAAGCAGAGCGGCGTTGAGCTTCCGAAGGAACTGGAAGATGCTCTGATGCAAGAGCATATCTCTGAGAAAGAAGAACATTCCAGACAGAAAATCCAAGAAGCTCTTAAAAACCACAAACCGGAACCAATCAAGGTGGAGGACAGCGAGGAGTACAAAGCCCTCAAGAAGCAGTTTGAGGACTTTAAAACCGAGCAGACCGAAAAGGAAACCAAGGCAGCCAAAGCAAAGGCAGTCAGGGAAGTCCTGACCTCTGCCGGGCTGAGCGGAAAAGCGCTTGAAATGGCAAGCAAACTCTTTGATGCAAAGTCGTTGGAGCTGGACGAAAGCGGCAAGGCAAAGGATTTTGACAATCTGGTGTTTGCTGCAAAAACCGAGTATGCAGATGTCATCTCCACAAAGCCTGCGGGCAGCGGATACACCCCACCGGCAGGCACGCCGCCCAATAGTAAAGCGGATTTAGGCAGCCTTTCGATGGAAGATTACATTGCAGAACGCTCAAGACAGAAATAAAAATAAGGAGAGAAGAAAATGGGAAACACATTACTGACCCCAAGCATTATCGCAAGAGAAGCCCTGATGGTGCTGAGAAACAACGCTGTGATGGCAAAACTGGTGCACCGAGATTATTCCAATGAGTTTGTCACAGGGGTGGGCGACACCATCACCGTGCGCAAACCGGCAACCTTTGTTGCAAAGGAATTTACCAGCGCCATCGAGATTCAGGAAGCGACCGAAACCGGCGTTCCAATCAAGATGGACCACCACCTGGATGTCTCCTTCTCGGTAACCTCCAAAGAGATGAGCCTTGACATCAAGGACTTTTCCAAGCAGTTTCTTGTGCCGGCAATGCAGGCATTTAACGACAAGATTGATACCCTGCTGCTGAGCCTGTACAAGGATGTTACTGCGGTTGCCGGTGACCCGGCTGCTCTGCCGACTGCTATCGACCCGATTGTGGATGCAGGCGCACTGCTCAACACCGCAAAGGCTCCTCTGGGCGACAGACGACTTGTGCTCGACCCTCTGACTGAGGCTGCCTTTATGAAACTGGGAACCTTCCACGAGGCGGACAAGGTCGGCGACAACGGTACTGCACTGAGAGAGGCATCCCTCGGCAGAAAGTTTGGTTTTGATACCTACATGGACCAGAACGTCCAGAAGGACGGCTCGCAGATTATTCAGAACCTTGCCTTCCACAAAAACGCCTTTGCACTGGTCACCCGCCCTCTGGCTCTGCCAAACGGTGCCGCAAAAGCTGAGGTCGTAAACTACGACGGCTTCGGTCTGCGTGTTGTCTACGGCTACGACATCACCAAGAAAACCGATACCATCTCGATTGATATGCTGTGCGGTGTCAAAACGTTGGACAAAACGCTGGCGGTGAAACTCCAGTCCAAAAAGGCGTAGTAACAGGAGGGGAACAGCATGGATGAAAAGCAAAAAGAGGGGATCCTTGCCTTTATCCGGCTTTATCCTCTGGTCCCTGAGCAGATGGCAGCGGCGGTTGAGCAAATCTCCGCTGCCGCTTTGCTTTTAAAGGCGTATTTGCACCGTTATGATTTGCCAAGGGCGCTCTATCCAATCTGCGCGCAGCTGGCAGTA